GAGTGGGGGCAATTACGAACGAACCCCAAAAGGCGAACCAATACACCCCGAAGCGAAGCAATGGCAAGGCTGGGGGACTGCACTCAAACCCGCACTTGAACCGATTACGGTGGCTCGGAAGCCCTTGATTGGCACGGTAGCCGAGAACGTCCTGCAACACGGGACGGGTGCGATTAACGTGGATGCGTGTAGGGTGGGGACTGAGGATAAAATTGATTTTGAAAGAAAGGAAAACGGCATAACTCAATCAGGATGGAAGGATGTAAATAGAAATCCCTATGAACAGCACTCCCAAGGCCGCTGGCCCGCCAACTTCATCCACGATGGGAGCGAGGAGGTGGTGGGGCTGTTTCCGCAGGCTGGCGGTGGATTCGGCAAGCGCGGCGGGAGGAATGGTGCAACCGTTGGCGATTACGGCATGGGTGCGACGATGGAAACTGTTGGCTATGGCGACTCCGGCAGCGCCGCTCGCTTCTTCTACTGCGCCAAAGCAAGCAAAGCGGATAGGGACGAGGGGTGTGAGGGGTTGGAGGCAAAGCAGGTTTTTGGGGATGAAGGAGGAACATACCAAGGCTTGAGTAATAGTAAAAAGCCAAGCTGCAACCACCACCCCACCGTCAAGCCCACCGACCTCATGCGTTACCTCTGCCGACTTGTAACCCCACCAAGCGGAACGGTCCTCGACCCGTTCATGGGGTCAGGCTCAACGGGCAAGGCGGCCATGCTGGAAGGCTTTGCGTTTGTCGGGATAGAACGGGAGGCGGAGTATGTTGAGATAGCAAAGGCAAGGATTGAAGCGGTAAAGAACCTATTTTAACCGAGATGCTCAACGAAACCAAAGAAATCAAACTCTATAAGCTCCGCAACAATGTCGGGCAGATAGAGGGGCTTCCTAAGAACCCAAGGCTTATCCGGGATGACCGCTTCCACAAGCTCGTCCAAAGCCTCAAGGATGACCCAGAGATGCTCAAGCTTCGGGAGCTTATCGTGTTTCCTTTGGAGGAAACATTTGTGGTCATTGGGGGTAATATGAGGCTCAAAGCCTTGAAGGAACTGAATTACGATTCGGCACCCTGCAAGGTTCTATCCGCAGACACGCCCTTGGAGAAACTAAAGGCCATCGCCCTGAAGGACAACTCGGCCTTTGGGGATTACGATTACGATGCCTTGGCAAATGAGTGGGATGCTCAACTCTTGGCCGATTGCGGTATAGATGTCTGGCAGATGCCCGAAGAGATTGAAAAAGAGTTGGAACAGGAAGAGGAGAGGAAGGACAACGCTAAGGCTCAGAAGATTATCCTCCGATTTAACAAAAAGGAGTTTCTCTATGTGAGGGATGAACTTTTATCTTTGGCCGAAACCTTTGAAGAAGCGGTTGTTTACCTCCTAAAAAAACACAATGGCCAAAATAACGATTGAGTTTGACACGAACAACGAGCAGGATATGGTCAATTACAAGAAGGCCATCCAAGCCCCTGCGATGTACCTCGCCTTGGCCGAACTTAAACACCACACCTTCAGCGATGAACCAGAGATGCAGGAGCGAGTTGAGTCGGTGCTGACCGATTTCAAGATTGAAATGGATGACCTTTACGATGACCCACTCTTAACCTAACCTATGATAACGAAACACAGCAAGAATGTTCACTCCGTGGAATGCGGTAGAGAGCAAGAGTTTCTCCTTATCTCCGACCTCCATTGGGACAACCCCAAGTGCGACCGGGAGCTGTTGAAGAACCATTTGGAAGAAGCAAAGAGAAGGAATGTCAAAGTCATCGTCAATGGTGACTTTTTTTGTTTAATGCAAGGGAAGGGAGATCCACGCAGGAGCAAGGAGGACATTCGCCCCGAACACAACAATGGGCGGTACCTGGACTCCATCGTGGACACGGCGGTGGAGTGGTTCAAGCCGTATGCCGACATCATCCTTTTGGTGGGCTATGGCAACCACGAAACGAGCATCATTCATCACCAAGAGACCGACATCCTGCAACGCTTTGTCGCTATCCTCAATCATTCCTGCGGAAGCAAGGTGGAGATAGGAGGCTATGGGGGCGTTATTGATTTCAAGATGCATTACGACCACTTGCACACCAGCAATTTCGTAACACATTATTATCATGGGAGTGCAGGCGGAGGAATCATCACCAAGGGAGTAATTCAAGACCAGCGGATTCTCGCTATGGTGGAAGGCTATGATTGCACTTGGCAGGGCCACGTCCACGAACTTTATTACCACCAAAATATAATTCACCGCTATGACCGTTCAACCAAAATGCTGCTTCAAAAGCCTGTTCATCAAGTGCGCACGGCAACGTACAAAGAAGAATGGGCAGACGGGTATATGGGCTTTCACGTTGAGCGAGGCCGAGGCCCGAAGCCTTTGGGAGGCTATTGGATGAAGCTTAAAGTGGAGCGAGAGAAGTCCAAGAATCGGCGTGGGCCGGAAGTCCAGGTCTTCGCCACATTCACTCCCTGCGACCGATTCTATTAATGGAAAAAGCCCGCTTTCGGCACCCTAAAGCCTACTCACGGGCATTCCAATGAAAACCACAACCCTAAAAGTGGTGTGACAAATATAGGGATTATTTCTTAAACAAAGAAGAGCCAAGCAATGCGCTTCCGATTATTGCGCTTACTCTGTAAATGCGCCCGTTTTTTCTTTCTTGCGCCCACTTTTCCTTATAGGCCAAAGCCAAACTGTCCTTCGTGGCAATGGCCTTGACGCAAACCGAGTCCTTGGCCTTGTATGCGATTAGCAGGGAGTCATAGGTTCTAAGGAGAGAATCCCCAATCCCCACTTGCATCGCAAGCAATTTACCGACCTCCTGGCAGGAGTCAAGCATCAAGGGGACATACGCCTCCACCCATATCGTTTCAGGCTCTTCATAAGCCTCTATGAGCCTCTCACGCCATTTGATTTGGGTCTTTACAATCTCTTGCCTTATCGTGTCTCTACGGGTCTGTAAAGGGGCCACACGATGCTCCAAGGAGTCAATGATGCATTGTTGCTTGTCAATGATTTGCCGGGGGGAATCCTTCATCGTGTAAATGAGGAAACCAAGCCCTATGGCGATGGGCAGGACAACGAACAGGATGCCCCGGTAGGGGATGTAGCCTTTGTCGTTAACAGCCATCGTCTTCGGGGAATACCCGAATTATCTGTCCGTCCTCGTCAAGCTCCTCGGTGGTCTCGTAAGGCTCCAGGTGATCGCCAAGCGACTCTGCCCCCGTGTCCTCGTAGAGTTCAACATAATCGGTCAAAGCCTTAACCATTGTCTCTTTAATCGTCTGCCCTGTTTCTTCGGCCAAGTCCTCAAGCTTGCTTAGGAGGTCAAGGTCAATCTCAAAGCGGATTTTTACGGTATTGTTCTCCATCTTATTCAGCATTCAAAATTACTTGCGTGCAGCAGAATAGGCAATAGCGGCAATCTGACCCTTACTTCGCTTTTTGCTTTTAGGCTTGGACTTGTTGGCTTCTGTAAGCTCTTTGATGTTTTTGGAGACGGCTTTTTGGGTGGCTTTTTTCCCATAACCCTTGGCTTTAGTGAGTGGCATAATGAATCGTTTTGTGGTTCAAATATAATTAAGCGGTTTGGCCTTTGGTGAGCAGGTCGTGGAACTCGTTGAACTTGGCGATGCGGTCATCCAGGCCGATGATGCCTCCGTTTATCTTGTTCGTGATTCGGGTAATCGTTGCGACATCGGAGCCTTTGTCGGCAAGGGCGTTGAGTTTACGGCTATGCCAGAAGTAGCCAGCCGATAGCATCGCATACCTCCCGGCCACGAGTTCGGGGTTCTCCAAGAGGTCTTCGGGGACGAGTTTGTCAAGTTCGGCGTAATTGGCCTTGAAGGTGGTCATAATGTACCCACGGCCTCGGTATTTCCATCCATCCCCAAGTTCGGTATTGCCAAAGCGGTTCGCATAGACCTTGTTGGCTATGGCGATGTAATCCCTTGCGTATAACTTGGCCGTGTCCTTGTTGAAATGCCTTGGGAAGACCTTTAAGAGCCGTGAGGCGGAGTAATTGAAGTTCTCCTTGGTTGTGGTGAAGTTGGCCGATTCGTGGGCCGTTTGAGCGAAGAAATGGGCAATCCGAAGGTCGGTATTAATAGAAAACCGCTCCTGTATTTCAAGGAAGCGGTCTATAACGAGCTTGGGGACTCTTGGGGAAAGGCGTTGTTCAAGACTCATCGCCTTTGGATTCAACTTTCTTATGGAAGTAATTGGAGAGCGTTTCCACGACCCTCAAACCGCTGAAGCCAACAAGGAAGGCCATAGCGAATTGAGCGGATTCAAGTTCAATACCAAGCAAGGTGATAGCGAGAGGGGTAAGGTAATTGGCAGATAAGGTTCCTGCGAGGATGGAGAAGAGTTGGGTGCGTAAAGATGCTCCCTTTTGCTTTCCTACGAGGACGAGGCTTCCGAGAAAGCCTCCTACGGACATCCCGACATTAATGCCGAGTTCCGTCAATACCTGCTTGATATCCATTACAGGTAAGTGTTGAGGGTTGCGATGAATGCTGCTGCGGTGGTACCCAGAGCCACAAGGTCGGCATTGGACACGAATATGGACTCGTCCAAAGTCCCCGAAAGGTAAATCCGCACCTTTGTAATGCCATCGGTTGCATCAAGCTCCGTGGAGATAATGTCCCGATAATTAAGGAAGTATTGCCTTCCGTCAGCGTATGTGAGCCGTAATTGCGTTGAGCCGAAGGTTGTTGCGGTTAAGGTAGGTAGTGCCATAGTGCGTCAAATTTATTAAAGAATGGGCGAATTTTTATGGGGTTGTGAGGGTTGCGAGTTCGGAATTTGAAAGGCGGTTGGGGTAGAGAACAAAGGCACGGATGCGGTCGGCAATGACATTCACTCCATTTATATTACCCAAATTAACGCTATTCATTGCTGGAACGCTGCAAGTTATGTCCGTGCCAACACTCGCCCCATTCAAGTACACCACGAAGTCGTTTTGTTTATAGCCTACCGCAATTTTATTAATGGCATTAGGCATTGCTGCAATAATATCAACCTGACCGCTACCCAAAAAGGTCAGTCCTACACGAAGACTTTTTACAGCACCATTTAAGAATAATTGCAAATTAATCGTATTGCTGCTTGTGCCATCTGACAAAGCAACGACCCTTGAAAAATTCACAAAATTCCTTACATCAATCTCCGCATAAATCGTCCCCTCGGCCTGACCAATCAACGAAGCGACATTCGTCTTTCTTATCACCTCATCACCACGAGTGATGGCTTGGGTGGTGGTGGGGATGTAGGAGGTGGCAACGGAGCCGACCTCGAGTTGTGCGCCCCAAGCGTGAACGCTAACGGTATTATCAGCGGTGCTTCCTCCGATGTTAATGAATTGCCAAAACCCCGAAGTTGATGGGGCTGTTTCCGTTTTGCTATAACGAACCCAATTAGCGGTGAGTGTAATTACTAAAACTCCCGCTTGAGCAACATTGCGAATGCCAATTTGCTTACCAACATCACCAGAAGTTGCCGCTTTTAGATATACACTTTGCGTATAAACTGTCCCACTTACGACTGCTGGTTGTTGTGTCAGCGTTGACCTATCGTTGGAAGTGTTGCCTGCGCCCCTATTAAAAACAATCAAATCTGCCGTTGTATTCCCGTCAGGAGCGATTGCCGCATTTGTGGTGATTGCGGCGTTAGACCCTGAACCTT